CTTTGCTGCTGCTAAGAAAGAAAAGAAAGTCAATCCAGACGTAATGAGCGTTTGGTGTTTGGACAAAAAGGAATGGCGCTCCTTCCGTATCGCCAATATAATTTCAGCGAAAGCCAAAGATGACAACACAGCAGTACAAGCGTCTTGAAGACGGTCCTATGGACGAAATTGATGCCGCAGTTTGGAGCGGTGACCTATTTCACAATCGTGCCAATATTGCCGCTTTTCGAGAAATGATGGCACGTTGGGAACGTGGTTTAAAAATGTGCGAAGACATTCTAAGTGAGGTTCCAGAAAATGACTAAACGTATTGGCTTTGCCTGTAAGTGGATTGATCGTCCAGATCAAGTAGACGGTATTAAACCCAAAGACGATTGTAAGATCTATAATACTGGATCGACTACTGTAGCCTGGTTAAATAGACAGACTAGGGATGTCGCTGAACAAAAACTGTATGACCTAATGGTAGGCAACATTAACAGCATCCGTAGACTTGTTGAAAAGGTAGGTTCACTGGATGAAGATCTTAGAATGGTACGATTGTCAAGCGACATACTTCCTGTTTACACTGAGCCTACTTGGGGCGGGTATTGGCGGGATCCCTCTGTACGAGCCTATTGCGAAAGAGCATTTGGAGAAGTGGGAGATTTGGCTCGCAAGAATAACGTTCGGCTTAGTTTCCATCCTGGCCAGTTTACTGTTCTTGCATCTGATAATCCGGACATTGTAGCACGTTCAATAGAAGAATTTGAGTATCACACCGATATGGCTCGGTGGATGGGCTACGGCAAGACCTTTCAAGATTTTAAAATTAACGTACATATCAGCGGCAGGCAAGGCCCACAAGGCATTCGAAATGCTTTGCAAAAACTTAGCCCAGAAGCCCGCAACTGTCTTACAATCGAAAACGATGAAATTACCTGGGGCATTGACTCTAGTCTCGAACTAGTCAACGACTGCGCTTTGGTGTTAGACATACACCATCACTGGATCAATACTGGAGAATATATTGAAGCAACTGACGACCGTGTTAAAAGGATTATTGATAGTTGGCGCGGTGTGCGTCCTGTCATACATTATAGTGTTTCACGGGAAGAGCATCTTACTAACCATCCCACAGACACCGCTCCCTCCCTACTTTCATTAATGGAAAGTGGACATAAGAAAGCAAAACTCAGAGCACATTCAAACTTCTACTGGAATACAGCAGTGAATGAATGGGCACTGAGTTTTAGAGATCAGTTTGATATTATGTGCGAAAGCAAGGCTAAGAATCTAGCCAGCTTTGCTTTATATCAACAGTCCTTAGGCCTTTGATTTTGGTTTGCGTGGAGCACGTGGCTTCTTAGCTGCCGGGGCTTTTTCAGCCTTAGGCTTGCGCGGAGCACGTGTCTTTTTAGCAGGCGCAACAGATTCAACCATAGCCTGTGATGCTACTTCAGCTACAGGAGTAGGTGTTGCTTCTACAACTGGCGTTTCAACCTTGTATGGTACTGCCTCTGGTTGTGTTGGCTCTACTGGTTTGCCACCAAAAAGTTTCTTAATTAATCCTAGCATATTAAAATCTCCTTATAGGTTATTTAGCGGTAAATACTCGTATGGCACTACATTTTATTAAAAGTTTAACTGAATCTAAGAATCAAAGAGAATTGGTTCAAAACAAACTTGGTTTCAAAAAAGACGAGTTAGATCCAGTGATGAGTGAAGATACTATCAAGTACCATTTTGATGGCCTTGCTTCTAAGTACTTTGAAAGGTATAATGCCGGTGAGGGCGACGCTGATTTTAATTACGGTGGTGCAATGTTGCATAATCTGTTCTTTGGTAATTTAACCCCACCAAGAGCTGCTAACAAACCTTCGGGGATCAGTAAATCTGTAATCGATGATCAACACGGGGACTTTGACAAATTCAAATCCGCAGTTGAAAAAGAGTTTATGGCAGCACAGGGATCCAATTGGATCTATATGGATTATGACGGTAAGTTACACACGATTCATAATCACGAATATAAAAAATCAATGAAAATTGCACTGTTGATCGATGCCTGGGAACACGCCTGGGCATTAGATTATCAGCAAGACAAGGCCAAGTATCTCAGCAATATATGGCGCATAGTTAACTGGGATATTGTTAACGATAGATTAAATGATCAAACTGACTGATCTAGCCAAAGAAAAAATTCAGCAGCTACTTAAACAACGTGGCCGAGGAGCAGGAATTCGGTTAGGCGTTAAAACCACAGGCTGCTCCGGGCTAGCCTATACCCTAGAATATGTAGACGAATATACAGCAGAATCTGGAGTTACTAACTTTGCCCAACCAGATTTTTGCGTATTGGTAGACGCTAAAAGTCTAGCATATCTAAATGGTGTAACTCTTGATTGGACCAAGAAAGGCCTAAACGAAGGTTTTGATTTTATCAATCCCAACGAACGAGACCGCTGCGGCTGCGGTGAAAGTTTTAGAATTTAGAAACAGGTAATTCTGTACTAGCCGGCATATCCCATATCTTTTTACGTTCAACACCTTTACGTTGAGCAAAGCGTTTAGCATCGCAGTTAGGACAGCAATGGAAATAGTTGTTGCTTAATCTCTTTCTGTCGACGTGTTTAAGATCTCTTTTAAACTTAGCATCGCAGTTATCGCAACGAAACACTGCAAGAGTTTTCTTACGTTGATATCTGTGTTCGTGTCCTAGTTTACTCACACGAACATATTCTGTTTGTTGTATTTCTGTTTTCAAGAACATAACGTATTTACATTCGGCTTATAAAAGTTTGGGCTAAATATACAAAGCAACTGCTTATCCTAGGACAAACTATGGCAAGAAAGATTATTGATACTGGTGTTGTTGGCAATGACGGCACCGGTGATAGCATTAGAGACTCGTTTCGTAAAGTAAACGACAACTTCCGCGAACTATACAGTTCGCTGGGTCTAGGCGAGAGACTTACATTCATCGCTTTAGACGACACACCAGAAACCTATGTAGGTCAAGAAAACGCTGTTTTAGCTGTTAATAGAACCACAGACGGTTTGAAATTTAAACAGATCACCGCTGGTGTTGGCGTGGTTATTGACAACATTTCCAATGAAAGTGAAATTAGAATTAGCACACAGTTCAGTGAAATTTCAGGAGATTCAAGTCCACAGTTAGGCGGAGATCTAAGTGCTAGATCGGGTGGTAACCAATGGAAGATCAAAGACCTTGCAACTCCCACAAGTCCCGACGAGGTATCTACCAAAGGCTATGTAGATACCAAATTATCAAAAGCAGGTATTAATGCTATAGACCCAGCTACTGGCGCGGTAAACCCATCGTTTGGTAGAATGACCGGACCGCTACTCCTTTCTCGAGACCCAGAACCAGATGACGATATTAACTACGGTGGTTTAATTGCAGCTACCAAACGATATGTTGATAACTCATCTTTTGGATCAGTGGCAAACTTATATGTTGCACTTTCTGGACAAGACGATCGTCCCGGAGTAAGTCCAGCACTACAAGGTCGTGCTTTAGCCTATGCTTATAGAACCCTTGAAGCTGCTCTAAAGAAAGCAGAAGAAATTCAATTAGAATCTAGATTAGAACTAGGTCCTTATCAGAAACAACTAACCTTTAACAACGGAGCAGGTACTTGTACACTATCTGCTATTGACAGCTCTCCGTTGTCTGGAGCAGGATTTGCTGCTACAGTTAAGATGAGCGTTGATACTGTAACTATCAGCAACGTCGGTGTAAACTATAACGTTGGTGATATATTAACAATCAGCGGCGGTACTGTAGCTTCAGGTGGTAGTGCTGCTACCATTGAAGTATTATCTACAACAACTACTCCAGGTGCTATTGCAACTTATAGAGTACTGTCAACTGGTGTGTATTCAGCATTACCAGGCAGTGTTGGTGTTAGCACAACTACAGACAGTGAGTTTGGTGCAGGTGCTACATTTAACGTTACTTACAAAGTTAACTCTGTGGCAATTACTAACGGTGGTAGTGGTTACAGTTTAGTTTCTGTACGTATTACAGGCGGTGGCGGTAGTGGAGCATTTGGTACTGCTGTTGTATCAGGTGGAGTTATTGCATCTATTGTAGTCGACGATCAGGGAACAGGATTTACAGGGTTGCCTGTAGTGGTTGCTGACCTTCCACGTTTCTTAATTAGAACAGACAACTATAGGACAGACTTTACTGGCGATGTGCTAACTAATACTCCAGAAGCATACCGTGGTAGAGATATCCGAGAAGGGCTATTTATTAAAG